CGGTTACCGAGTGGCAGCATTGTCTGGTTCCCCCATGCACAGGCGGTATTCTGCGCGGCGGCGCGCAACCAACCCCGGAAGCTCTTTTCCGCCCGCCTTGGTCCATCTGAGCAGTTCGGCGCACGCCCCGGGGTAGTCCGGTGGATCCTGGCGCAGTTTTTTGACGAGCGTCGATCTACACGCCGCCGTCGTGCCCACGTTGTAGGCCCAGCTGACGTATGCATCCCACTCGTGTTTGTAGAGCGGCACGTCGCCAATGCAGGCTGCGAGCTCTCGCGCGTGCTGGTCGGCGTCACGTGCGAGCATGACCACGGCGCGCTGCGGGGTGACGGTATCGCCCGGTCGCACCGGTGTTCCGTCAGGTTTGCGGGTGCTGCCAAACCCCACCGTCTGCACCCCTACACCGTCGTCATAGGCGCGACTGGAGTATCCCTCGAACTGGGCGATCAACGCCACGGCGGCGGCGGTGGCGCCGATCGAGGCGATCATCATGCGGGTTTTGCCGGCCATCAGAACAGCCCCAGTCGGTTGGCGGCGAACATGGCCGCGGCGCTGGCGGCGGCCCAGATGGCGTTTTTGACCCATTCGGCAGTTTGCGCCTGCATGGGCTCGGCGATCTCGAGCGCGCGCAGCCGTTCGTCGAATTTTTTGTGTTCCGCCATCAGCCGCTCGATGGCGGTGGATGCTGTCTGCTGTCGTTCCTCGATTACGGCGAGTTTATTGATGGCCGTTGCCACCTCGCGTAGGGTGGCTCTGGTTTCGTCCTGGGTTTTTTCCATCCGGTCCAACCGTACCAGAACGGCATTGCACCAACCGTTATTGAGGCACTCGTCGGCCATCATTCACCTCCGTGATCCAGCGCGTCGGCCGTGCTGGACCACAGGACGGCGGCGCGGGTTTTCGTCTCCTCGTCGTGGGCGTGTTTGGCGCACCACGCGGCGAATGCGAGCGAGTTGAGGAGCGCCGCCACCATCGCGCGCACAGCGTCTGCGTCATCGATGGTGGTTCGCCCGGTAGCGATGCGGTTGATGAGTTCGATCATGATCAATCCATTCGGTTATTTTTACAATATCGTAATATTCATCAATTTCATCGCGAGTTTCCTGCGGCGATCCGTCATCGGCCAACGAATTCGCTCTCTATAGACCGCTCGCAGTGGTCCTTGTCGAGCGCGTCGAGCAGGCGACATAGAAGGCAGGCCCAGCGCCGTCCTTTGCGCCGCGCGCGGCCGGCGCGACTGCTGATGGTTTCGTCTTCGTTTCCGCCAAACGCGGCGTTGGCGAGCTGGTCGTAGGCGATGGCCAGCGTCCAGGCTCGTTTGCCGTTCGGGCTGATGATGGAGGCGGCGAGCATCCACAGGCTGGCCACGACGTGGGCAATTTGGCAGAGCATCCACAGGGCGATGAGGAGCGTCATGCGGCGCAGGTGGAGCGCGATACGTTTCATGGGGATACCTCGATGCTCAGCGTCTGCGGATCATCAGATCCGAGGCGTAGAGTCAGGTCCAGCGTGACGTGACCGGATGACGGCATGGCGGCTGCGACGCGCAGCACGCGCACGCGCGGTTCCCAGCGGGTGATGGCCTGCGCGACGTTGAAATATAAATCGGCCAGCCACTGCGCATTGACCGGGCGGTCGATGAGGTCACGTACCCGGCTGCCGTACTCCGGGCGCATGATGCGCTCTCCGGGGTATGTGGTGAGGATGTCGATAATTGACTGGCGCAGATGGTCGATACCATCGATCGCGCTGGCGCCGTTGCGTCCCAGACCGCGCCAGCGCTTGAGACTGGCGAGATTCGGCGCGCGGCGCGGCAGAATGTCGATGAGGGTGGCGTCGGTCATTCGATCTCCTCAAGGATGCTGTTGGTGAGGTCTTTGCTGGCGCGCCCGCCTGCCGATGGCGGTACGCATTCGATGCGGGTCTTGAGCCCGCTGGCGTCCAGCGTGTGCTCGGCGCGCTCGATGACCCACTGGCCGGCCACCGGATCGGACAGACCCGTGACCAGGATGTGATGACCAGCCAGTAGGCGCGTGTCGCCGGGCAGCTCCAGCGTCAGGCTGCCTTCCGCTCGGCGCAACTGCCGCAGCCTGGCGGTGGCCAGATCGAGGGCGGCGTTTTCGTCGCGCGCGTCGTGGCGCAGGTCGAGCGTGGGCGCGTCCGGTTGCTCGCCGTCATCGACCTCGACCGGAACGCGCCGCCCGGTGTCAGGGTCGTAGTACCAGGACCGAACCTTGCCGTAGCGGCTGCGGGCGTTGGTGGTGTAGTCGTAGCGGGTGATACTGCGCGCATCGATGCGGTGGATTGCTGGACGCCATTCAGACGCCTCACGAGCCGGTGGGAGATTTCCGGCGTGCGGTCGCAGGATCAGCCGATTGCCATCGAGCCGCGTCACCCAGTCGCGGTCGCGGCCGATGCGCGTGAGCAGTGCCATGTCGGACTCGGTTTGCTGGTCGATGTGCCCCAGCGGGATGCGCTCGGCGTCGGGGTGTATCTGCGCCTCGTAGCCATGGCGCTGTGCGATGCGCCGTGCCAGATCGGCCAGAGTGTCGTCGTCGGAGGCGGCGATGATCGGGGACTTGAGTGATCGCGTCATGTCCGCGCCTTTGGCGGTAAAACTGATGGACAGCGGGGGGCCGGACAGCCGAACCTCATCGACCACAAAATCCCCGATCACTGGGATCGGCGTGCGCTCCAGATAGCCCATCATGAGCCGCAGGCGGTCGCCGATGGCAGGCAGCTGCACGAATTGCCCGCGGTCGTCGAGCTCGACCTCCATGGTGTCGCTGGACACGCCCTCTGCGTCGGTAACGGTGATGCGCGTGGTGCGGTCGATGAGCGTGCCGGTGAGGTCGCTACCGTTGGCATCGAACAGGTAGAACACTGGGCGCATCAGAACACCCTGGGCGCTGGCGCGCTGCGCGATGGCAGCGGCGGCATGATGAGCGTGGTGCGCGCTGGCAGCCTGGCCGGATCACGGGCGGCCAGCCCCGGATTGGCATCGAGCACGCGCTCGACCACACGGCCATCGAGTGATCCATACCAGCGGAAGCAAATGAGGTCGAGGCGCTCGCCGTCGCGCGTGGTAATGTACGTGGTGCTCATGCGGTGTCCCTCGCGTAGGCGGCCAGAGTGAGCCGGAATCGCTGTTCCAGCGGCGCGCCAGATGGGCCTATTGTGGGCTGCTCTTCCTCGATACCGGTGATGACCCACTCGCCCAGCACGTCGCCGTAGCCGGTGACAAGCAGCAGCGGACGCGCACCGCTGCCGTCGCGCAAGGCGGCGTCGGAGAGGTCTCGCATGGCCTTGATCTGACCGATGCCACCGCGAAAGGCTGGCAAGATCACGCCTTCCAGTGTGATCTCGTCGTTGCCCTTGCCGGTGAACTGGCGCGCCGGGTCGTTCCACAGGCGATCCTGCGCGGGCCAGCGCCACTCGGTGCGGCGTTGCAGGCTTTGGTAGGCGGCGGTGTCGATGGCAAAGCGGAACTGCGACTGCCCGTCGCCCAGGGTCATGAGCACGTCCATCAGGCAAGCCCTCCATCGATCATGGCAGCGCGGCGGACCAGTGCATCGCGCCGCGCGGATTCGGCCAGCGCGCGCTCGACCTCGCGGCGCACGGCGGCGGCGATGTCGTTGGCAGCCTCTGGGGTAGCCGGGCCGTTGAGGTTGACGGTGATGTGGATGGACGCAGGTGCAGTGGTTGGCGACGTGGCTTGCGCAGGCTGCGGCATCTGCACGATCGGCTGCGTCATCACAGGCTGCGGCATCTGCACGATCGGCTGCGTCATCACAGGCTGCGGAACGGAGAATGCGGAATTTGCGCCCAACATCAGGCCGCCAGCAGCGATCGGCACCGCAAGCCCGGTCGCTACGCTGCGCATGGCGGCCAGCGGCAGCCCTGCAGTGCGCTCGATGCCCTGAGATAGGCCATCCATGAGGTGTCCGCCGATCTCGGCGAACACGCGCGACGGCGAGCGGATGCCAAGCGCCCCGCGCACTGTGTCGGCAATGCCGCTGGCGATGCTTGATATGCCGTCTTTGAGCGCTTGCCAGCGTTCGCGGATGCCGTTGATCAACCCGTCTATCAGATCTCGCCCAATCTGCATGATCTGTGATGGGATTGCGCTCATCCACTCGACCACGGCCA